GAGTTGCATCATTGTCTGGATCGAAATCATCATGACACAACCACACATATTCATTATAAAGTGCTTCAATTAGTTGTTCAATAGTGGGTTTCATTTAGTTTCAATCAACCAGTCATATTTGTCAACCATGTCACCACAACTCTGGCAACCTAATGCACTCCAGGAGAGATGATAGATTGTCTTCACATGGTTACACTTAGGACACTGAATAAGTTTTCCATATCTACCAGTTCTTGAGGTTTTCTTTACAGGGAGAAACTCAGTTTTCATCTTGGAAGAGTAGCGAAAGGTCATCAATGAACATAAACTCATAGTTCCCATCTTCAGGATCTTTATCATCTACCATCCACTCTTCATAGATGGCATTAGATGTATCATAATCCCCTTTATCAAAAGCAGTTTGAAACAACCCAAAGAGAGTTTCACTCATCAGATCCAAACAATCTTGTTTCTCTTGGTTAGTCATAATGAAGTCAGTGTCTATACTATAGGAACAGTTTAGAGGTTACTAACAATAAGTTTTGAGAACATTCTCCAGATCTTGCACAGCATACCTCATGGCAGTTTTACTATAACCAACAGCATGTGGAGCAGTTTTCTCTATATTTTCCACCAAAGAACTATCTGCATCATAATCAACTTTGTTGCACATGTTGATAGCATTGTTGAGAGAATCAATGACTCTCTGAAGTTTAACTTGATCCATCAATTCCATGTCATTCATACTAAAGGGACAGTTTAGAGGTTACTAACTTTATTTGGAAGGGAGTTGGAGCAACTGCTCATAGAACTTCTTGAACCCACCATTCTTCTTTCTCTCAAAAAGTTCAGGGTTCTTATACAAAACCTTAGTGTTGGGTTTGTTTAACCAAACACCATAACTTACCTGAGGAGAGACACGCCCACCTTTCTTGGTGTAGTATGCTGCACTCTCAATAAGTTCCTCCATAATATCAGAAACCTTTACTTCTGCAACATATATCAACTGACCATCTTGGGTGAACTGATGTACCAAACAATCCCATTCTACCTTCTTAGGTAGAGTTGGAGCACCATCTGGAAATACAATAGAAGGACCAGACTTATTATCTACACAAGTGCCATCAGGTTTGTACCCATCAGGATGACCTTGACCCCCATAAGAAGGAGTGTAACCTAACAATGAACAAACAAAATCTTCTCTAAGTTTGTTATTATCAAGAGCAAGATGTTGTTTGAGAAGGTTGACAAAAGGAACCTCAAAATCCTCAGGTTGTTCTAACCCAAGGATGCATTGAGCGATTCTAAAATCCATAACAAAGTCAATCTGTAATAATGAAACAGTTTAGAGGTTACTAACTCTATCAGTTTGCCATTCTCTTGGCAACTCTACCTAAGATCTTGGTCTTTCCTTTACGATCAGGGTTCTGACCAGTTTCCTTCTTATACTTGTCAGTTTCTTGCTTCTTCATAATATCTTTCAGAACTGCTTCACCTTTACGCTGTTGTGACATTCTTTCAGATCTTGTCATACCACTTGCTTTTTGTGGTTTATAGTCAGGTGAGACTTTCTTTTCAGGTTTCTTAGTAGAAAGCAGTTTAGTTGCTTGCTTTTCTGCATCCTTGCCACTGGTCTTTGTGACACCTGCTTTATGTGTTCCACCTGCTTTCTTTGCAGCAATTCTTGCTCTTGCTGCTGCTTTTCTTGCTTCTTTTGCTGCTGCTGCCTGTGCAGATGCAGCAGATCCTCTCTCCTGAGTTGGTTGTTGTTCTCTGGTTGAGCGTTGTCTTTGCTGACCAATGTCCTTTCTATCTTTATATCCAACTGGTGCAGTTTTACCACCACCAACTGCTTTCATTCTTCTTCTTTCTGGTTCTGATTTCTTACGCTCAGCACCAATTCTTCCACCTTCACCTTGCTTGCGAATCTGTGATCTTCCTGCTACTTCAGGATCATATGCTTCTGCTGCTGGTAATGCTTTTGTGGCAGGAGGAAGTGCTTTAACTTCTTTCTTTGCCTCAGGTTTCTTTGTCATTTGCTTCTTAGACTTGCCCTTCTCAGAGCGTATCTTTGACAGCAAATCATCAAGACTTGGTTTACCCTTCTTCTGAGGATTTGATTCTGCTTTCTTAGCAGCAGGTTTTGCAGCAGGTAATGCTTTCTGTGCTGCTGGTTTCTTATCACTTACATCCTTAACTTCCACCTTCTTAACAGCAGCAGGAAGTGCCTTAGTTGCTGTCTTCTTTGCTACTGGTGCCTGCTTAACTTTAGTATCCTTCTTGACAGTATCAGGTGCCTTAGATTCTGGTTTCTTCTCTACTTCTGGTTGTGCAGGTTTAGTTGGTTTTGCAGCAGTTGTAGTAGTTTTGGTGACAGTTTTTGATGCTCCTGTTTTCTTCTTACCACCTTTACCAAAGAGTAGATCAGCACCCTTTTTAACCAACTTATTTACACCTTGCTGTTGCCTTGCTTGGAAACCTGAATCTCCACCAATAGTGCCAGAAGTTGATGCTGATCTCACACCAACTTCTTGTGCCTCTGATACAAACTGATGAAAGGATTTCATTCTCTGGACGTTACTCTGTCCAATTATTTATTCTTCCTAAGTTTAGCAATAAACTTGCGTGCTGTCAAGACATTTTTACAATACTTAACCACTTTTCCATGCTGTATGATTGCCAGTTGTTGTTTAGCACCAATCACAGGAACAGCAGCACACATGTCCTCATCTTCCCAGTTTTTACCTACAATAAACCCATAACTTTCTGGTTTGGCATGTAAGATAGTTTCATGATGATCTCTATGCAAATCCTTCACAATCACCTCCTCACAACACTGATAGCAGGTTCACCTTTCTCAAACACAGTGTCAACAACTGCTTGGATGCTCTTTGCAGTGCTGATGCCAACTTTGTCATACACAGGGACGCAAACCAGACCAAACTGTTTGGTATTGTCACCCAGACGAATCACCCTGCCAATGGTCTGACTGATGCCAATGTAGTCCATGTTGCGCATAAACAATACTGCCTCAAGTCCACTGACATTGATACCCTCTGCAAGGATACTGTGGTGTAGAACAACAAACTTCTTAGTGCTATCCTTACCCCACTCATTCAGAGTGTCAAAGAACTTCTCACGATCAACCTTCTTGCCATCAATAACTGCACCAGTTTTAGATGTAATATACATCCAAGAATAACCACGAAACTCTAGTTGCTGGCAGAAGTCAGATTCAGATACCAACTTGACAATCTGCTTGGTAGAGCGTGCACAAATCAGGATCTTATTGAGAGAGTTCTCATCAATGGTCTCAAGCATGTTGCTGGCATCACGCTCAGCAACCATCTGCTTATCATGCACCATAGGTAGTTGCTTGACCACAACTTTAGGAGGGAGAATATAACCCTCTGCCACCATTTGAGTAGCAGGAACCTGTGCAATCACCTGACCATAGATCTCAGGCATGTTCATGCCTGGTTTAGAGATAGTCAGAGAGTGCTTAGGAGTTGCAGTAAAGAAATACTTGCGACTTGCCTCCTGAGAGAAATACTCAACAGCAGGGAAGAAGTGACGCTGGACACTGTTATGTGCCTCATCAAAGTAGATAGTGTCCACCTCAATCTCTGCCTCTTGAATGCGATGCAGAGAGTTGTAGGTAGTGAAGATCAACTGATGCAGATTCTGAATCTTGCAGACATCATGATGGCACTTGATTACATCTACTTTAGTGGTGCTCACATGATGAGTTTCACCACTGTGAACATGCAGCACCTCAGCATTAGTAATGTGCTCAAGATACTCAGAAGAGAGTTGCTCAGCAAGAAGAATGCGAGGAGCAACAACTACAATAGTCTTGGAAGTATCAGAAGCAAACTGACGCTTTGCATCCATAATGCCCACCAGAGTCTTACCAGAACCTGTGGGAAAGACGCACTGCCCAAGATTATACTTAAGCAGTGCATCAAGTGCAGTTTGCTGATGAGGACGAAGAGTAGGCATCAATGTATGACTTATGTTATTAGGACAGTTTGGGGGTTACTAACAATAACCCCCAG